AGTACTACAAGCGCATAATTTGATACGAATTTTAATCCAAGTGTAGCGGGAACAAACTACACACAAAACAACGCTTCACGCTATGCTTATGTAAAAGACTTTGGTGAAAGTCCAAACGCTTTAACAATAATAGACGGAGTGAGCAATACACATAGAAATTCAATTCGAATAGGAAGTTCAGTTGAACAAAGAATAAACCAAAACTCTGTGTATTTAATTAACCCATTTGACTACGACACAACGGCAAAAATGAAATCTATTCATAGAACTTCAGCAACAAGTGTGACTTTGTTTAACGATACGACTTCAACAACGGAAGTTGCAGTTTCACACGCAGTTTCAAATAACAACCAATTAATATTTAAGTCGCACACAATTCATTCAGATGGCGGAACTATTGGACTTTACGCAATGGGTTCTTCAATGATTAGCGAAAACACAGATTTTGTAAATGCAGTTAATACTTATATGAACGCTCTATAATGAAAAGTAACTATTTAGCAACAGCTTATTTTATAGCAGGTTTTTTAACTTCGTTTTCTTTGATGTTTCAAGGCACAGAACCTTATATTAATTTAGCTGGAGTGACTTTATTTTTATACTTAACTTTCAGTTTAACTGAAGCATTAGAAGATTTGAACTTATGAAATTACAACTTTATTTATTACTTTACACAATTAAAAATTCCGCATTGAAACTTATAACAATTTGCTTTTCGTTTTTTTTACCTATAAGCGGAATACTTGGTTTATTATTTACTTTGATTTTAGCAGACACAGCTACAGGAATTTGGAAGGCAAAACACCAAAAACACGAAATAACATCTCGCAAGTTTTCGGCAATAGTTTCAAAACTTTTACTTTACGAGTTGACCGTTATACTTTTTTATTTAATAGACTATTTTATTCTTAACCAAATAATTTTAACGTTCTTTTCAGTTCCTTTGATGCTTACAAAAGTTTTAGCTTTAATACTTGCTTCAATAGAAATAATGAGTATAAACGAAAACTACAAAGTTGTTAAAGGAATCGACCTTTGGCAGTCGGCTAAATTATTGTTTGCACGAGCAAAAGAAGTTAAAGACAACATTAATAAGTTAAAATGAATTTAAGCGCACACGTTACGTTAAAAGAGTTTCAAGCTTCAGGATTAGCAACGTTACGAAATTTAAATAACGAAATGAACGAGTCGCAAATTGCGTCCGCAAAATTATTGTGTGAAAACGTTTTTGAACCTTTGAGAATTTACCTAAACACGCCAATACAAATTAGTTCGGGTTTTCGTAGCTTACAGGTTAATAAAATGATAGGCGGTGCAAAGACTTCGCAACATACAAAAGGCGAAGCAATGGACTTACAAATAGGCGCAAAGGGTTTTAATTTTATCAAAGACAAATTAAACTTTGACCAACTTATTTGGGAGTTTGGAAACGATGAAAATCCTTCTTGGGTTCACGTAAGTTTCAGTTCTAAAAATCGTAAACAAGTATTAAAAGCAAGCAAAAAAAATGGGAAAACTATCTATTCTAATTATTAGCATTTTACTTTATTCGTGTTCGGCTCAATACCATTTGAATAAAGCAATTAAAAAGGGTTATGTTTGTGAAGACACTTTGCAAATGGACACAATAAGAATAGCAACTATTGATAGCGTTCCTGTTATTGTAAACAACGAAATAATTTACGAAAAATTTATTACGCAAAAAGATACAATAGTTAAATGGAAAACTAAAAATGTTTACGTTCCAAAAACACGAATAGAATTAAAACGTGAATACAAAATAAAAATAAAAACTATCTACAAAGACCGTATAGTTGAAAAAGCAGAAGCACGAGCTGAAGGCAAAAAGAACCGACCTAAAGGAAATTTAAATTTATTATTCGTTGGTGTTGGAATAGGTTTACTACTTTCGTTCTTATGGAAGTACGCAAAACAATCATTAATCTAAATATTTATGAAAAATAACAGCGCAAGGTTTCGACTTAAACAAGACGAAATCGAAATACTTATGCAGTATAGGGGCATCAAAGAAGCAACCGATGAAGCTGGAGTTGATGACAAAGACGTTAAACACGGATGGCTAAAAACTAAACAAGCTTCTTTATTCTTTAAGAACCCAAACTTCAAACAGGAAGAACTAAACGCTATTCAACAAATAAAAGACGAATGTATTAAAGAAGTAAAGTTACACGCTCCAAAATATACCGATGCACCTATAAAATACGATATTGACACGGACGGACATTTATTAGTAATTGATATTGCCGACTTACATATTGGAAAATTAGCAACAGCATTTGAAACAGGCGAAGATTATAATTCACAGATAGCCGTTAAACGTGCAAAAGACGGACTACAAGGAATTTTAAACAAGGCAAAAGGGTTTTATATTGATAAGGTTTTATTTGTTGCAGGAAATGACATTTTACACACCGACAACACAAGAAGAACAACAACAGGTGGCACACCGCAAGACACGGACGGAATGTGGTACGATAATTTTTTAATGGCAAAGAATCTTTATATAGAACTTTTAGAACAATTAATGATTTTCGCAGACGTTGAAGTTGTTTACAATCCAAGTAACCACGATTACACACACGGTTTCTTTTTAATGCAGTTAATAGAAGCGCACTTTAACAATAGTACAATTCGTTTTAACGTAGATTTAAAACACCGTAAAGCGTTTAGATACGGAAACAATCTTATTGGAACGACACACGGTGACGGAGCAAAAATCGAAAACCTACCTTTATTACTTGCAACCGAGTTCCCAATACTTTGGAGCAAAACTAAACACCGTTATATTTATTCGCACCACGTACACCATAAAACAAGTAAAGATTTCATTGGAGTAACTTTTGAAACGTTACGCAGCCCTTCTGGTTCAGACAGTTGGCACCACAAAAACGGATATACAGGCGTTCCAAAAGCGGTTGAAGGTTACGTTCATCACAAAGAATTTGGACAAATTGCACGATTAACACATATTTTTTAATATATTTGCAATTCATAGTTAGTTAAAGAAAAACAGTTATAAGCACCCAGCACGTAGCTGTTTTTTTTTGTGACCAATAACGCTAAATATAGTTTACAAATACATACATTATTGTAAGATACGCTTTACATAATAGGCAAAATTCCGATTTATTAAGTAAAAATTACCTTCGTTATATGTTTTTCACCTGAACAAGAGTAGAATTTGCCCTTGTTCTTATTTAGAATGAATATAAATTACGTTTTTTTCTATTCAGTAAACTCAATAAACACAAGCATTTTAAAAATAAATTAAAAATAATTGTTAAAAAGTATTGCAGTTATTAAAATAAGTATTAGATTTGCGTATAATTATTTACTAACTATTTAAAACTAACAAAATGAACACAAAAACAAAACTTTATTACAGGACACCATTATTTGGAAATGAATTTGTAGTATTAGACGAAATAACTGAAGAAGTTATTGCAATTTTTTATTCTCAACAAAACGCAATTGATTACATAGCATTATTTACTAACCAAAACAAAAACTAAAAAAATGAAAACAGAATTTCACAAAGTAATTGACTTCTTGGAAACACAACAACAAGAAAATAAACTAAACACAAATCAACTTTATTTAATTATTCAAAGCTTATGTACATTTTTAGACGATGAGCAATTACAGGAAGTAGAAAATTTATTTAACCACCAAAATAATAGAACAACAAAAGACTACAGAATTGAATACCAAGACAAAGACCAGAACGAATTGTTTATCGGAATTGTAACCGCAGTTGACCTGCAAGACGCAACCGATTACGCAAACAAATTAATGGCAGAAACTAAACTAAATGATTTATACACTTTTGTAATAACTGAACTATGAAAAACTTAATTGATTACTTTACACCAACAACCGAAGAACACAAATCGTTTTTAAAGCACTTTTTAGGCACTCTAACGGCTTTTATTCTGTTGGGTGGTATGTTCTATTGTTTAATGTATTTAAAAGCGCTGTAAAATGAAAAATAGAATTTTAGAAGTACACCATAGAGAATGGAATTTAAACTACGAATTTGCAGGTTGGGAATTTTCAATTGCAGGAACATGGCAGTTTAACGATTATGACGAATTAAATGAATACGCATTTATTGAACTTGATGTTGAAGTTAGTGAAAAGTGGATAATTGAAACGGACGACCATTTACAACCACACGTTTTGGGGGTTCGTCTTTTAGAAGACGTACGTTTAGAAATGCAGGAAATAATAAACAGCGACCTTCAGCACTACGAATTTTGGGAATGGAAAA